ATGAGAATATTGATGTTAGGGAATAGTTTTACATCTACAAATCACATGCCGGATATATTGGCAAAGTTGACAGGTGCAGAGGTTGTTCAACATACTCGTGGAGGTGCCAGATTAGCGGAGCAGTTAAATCCGAAAACGAAAATGGGAAAACGTACACAGGAGGCTTTGCAGAGCCAGAAATGGGATTTTGTTATTTTACAGGAAATGAGCAACGGTCCGATCAGTTCAAAAAAGAGTTTTCTGGAAAATGCAGGAAAACTCTGTGAGCAGATCCGGGAGAATGGAGCTAAACCGGTTTTTTATGCGACTTGGGCATATCAGCGTGAAGGCAAGAAATTGGAAACTTTTGGGATGGATTATGATGAAATGTATCAGCAAATGTATGAAGCTTATCATCAGGCAGCAGAGGGGAATCATGCGTTGATTGCAGATGTTGGAAAAAAGTTTTATGAACTTTCGGATAAAGAAGATCTTTATGCGGATGATGGATGTCATCCAAATGAAAAAGGATCTTACATAGCAGCAGAAGTGATAGCGGAAGTTGTATTAAATTGAATGATATGGAAAAAAGCAGTTTGACAGGTGGGTGAGTATCCACGAATCAAACTGCTTTTTTTAGCTGTTATCCTTGCAACCGGAAGTGATATCATCATCAAGTTGAAAAATATCCTCCACATTTACATTTAGATAATGTGCCAGCCGGATAGCCATTTCAAGAGAGGGATTTCTTTCTCCACGTTCGATGCGTCCGATTGTACGACTGCATGAACCGGTTGCTTCTGCCAGATCTTCCTGGATGAGATTCCGTTCCAGCCGTATATCCTTGAGGGTGTTGTTGATTGCCATTCGATCACTTCTTTCTGTGTATAGTTTTTCAGCAAACCAGTGGTCGGCTGTTGAGATTTAATGAAAACCAGGAATTTCAGCACCTTTGCACTTCCCGATAACTTTTCCAAAAATCTTGAAAGAATCAGATTCTAATACCTGAATAGGTTGGTACTTTTCATTTAAGGAAACCAGGAATACACCGTCTGGTTCATCGTGCAGCTCTTTGATATAAGTATTGCCATTGAGATAAAAGATTCCGATTTCACCATTGGCGATAGAATCTTTTTTCTGAATCCAAGCAACGTCACCAGTGTGGTAAAGAGGTTCCATACTGTCACCGGAGATTCGTACACCGAAGTCGGTCTGATCCGGAGCGAGATGTCCCACATCGTAAGTTTCTTTTACAGAATCTTCCAGATAGTTTCCAGTACCAGCGGAAACCGGCTCCCAGGAGATTTCTACAAAATGCCTGAACGGAAGGATTTTTGCTGGGGCAGGAGAGAACATTTTGGAAGCTCTCAAAATATCTGCAAATTCAATGAGTTTTTTTTTCCCTTCTTCATTCAGACCGCTCATGATGTTATATGGATTTTCTCCAAAGAAGGCTTCGTAAATATCTTCAATATCAAGTAACTGGCATAATGTCAGGAAAATGTGCAAAGATGGTTCTCGTGAATTCGTCTCCCATTTGGAGACAGCCTTTGTAGTGACCTGAATACCTTCACGAGAGAGTAATTCCACAAGATCTGACTGGGAATATCCTTTCTTTTTTCTATTTTCTGCTAATATTTCCCCGAAAGCACGCATATGTTCGCCTCGTTTCTATTTGAATTTTCTGTATGTATTATACTCCATGTACAAAAGAAAATCAACAAAAATCTCCATAACGGAGAAAAACAACCAAAATGTCAGTTGACTATCTCCAAAACGGAGGTATATACTAAGCGTACAGAAGTTGATAAGACAGAAAGCCTTAAATAATGATTGGAGGTGGAAATTTTGAGTGAGCGTGTAATCCTGCATAGTGATATGAATTGTTTTTATGCAAGTGTGGAAATGCTGCATCATCCGGAATTTGCAGGACAACCTTTGGCGGTCGGAGGTGATCCAGAAGCAAGACATGGGATTGTATTGACTGCCAATTATATCGCAAAGCGAAAAGGGGTGAAAACTGGAATGGCGTTGTGGCAGGCAAAGCAGGTTTGCCCGGAAATTATTTTTGTGCCACCTCGAATGGACCTTTATCTGCGCTTTTCCAAAATGGCGAGAGAGATTTATTCTGAATACACAGATAAGATTGAGCCGTATGGAATAGATGAAGCCTGGCTGGATGTAACAGACAGTAAGAATCTAAAAGGAAGTGGAATGACGATAGCCAGAGAAATCAGTCACAGGATAAAATATGAGCTTGGTGTTACAGTGAGTATTGGCGTTTCCTGGAATAAGATTTATGCGAAACTTGGTTCGGATTACAAAAAGCCGGATGCCATTACGGAGTTCAATAGAAGCAATTACAAAGATAGAATCTGGAGACTTCCGGTTTCGGATCTGCTTTATGTAGGCAGACAGACAAATAAGAAATTGAAAAAATTAGGAATCCAGACAATCGGAGATCTTGCAGAAACAGATGAAAACTTGCTGGACAGTTATTTCGGAAAGATGGGAATCGTACTCTGGGCTTTTGCAAATGGATGGGACGAAGATCCAGTTTGCAAAGAAGGATATGAAGCTCCTGTAAAATCTATTGGAAACAGTACCACAACACCTAGAGATTTGGAAACAGATCTGGATGTATGGATTATTCAGATGGCTCTGGCGGAAAGTGTTGCAGCCAGGTTGCGAAAACATGGATTCAAATGCAAAACCGTTGAGATTACGGTTCGTGATAATGGCTTGTCCAGTTTCACAAGGCAAAGGCATTTGCGGCATCCAACGAATATTACAGATGAGATTGTAACAGAAGCATTTCAGCTGTTTAAGGATTCTTACAAATGGGAACATCCGATCAGAAGTCTTGGAATCAGGGCGGCAGACCTTGTGCTGGATGATATTCCGGTACAATTAGATTTATTTGGAAATCAGGAGAAACAGGAAAAATTAGAAAAGCTGGATCGCACTGTAGATGAGATCAGACGACGGTTTGGATATTTCAGCATACAGAGGGCAGCAATGTATCAGGACAAAGTCTTATCCCACTTAGACGCTGGTACGCATACGGTCCATCCACACAGTTATTTTCATGGATAATGGGAGGGATAGATTTGAAACAGACATTAACCAGAAAACAAGAAGAAAGCTATCAGTGTATTTTACAGTATACGACAGAACATGGATATCCTCCAACAGTGCGTGAATTTGGCAAATTGATTGGAGTGAAATCAACATCATCTGCATTTTCCAGAATTAAGCAGCTGGAGGAATGTGGATATATCAGAAGAGTTCCAGCATCTCCGAGAGCAATAGAAATTCTGTAACGAGGTGATTGGAATGAATAAAGTGTATGTAGATGTAGTGGCAGAATTTCGTAAAGATGGATGCCTGGTTCCGTTATTTTTTGTTTGGGAGGATGGCAGAAAATATAGCATTGATAAGATTTTGAAAATTGAACGATGTGCCAGCAGAAAGGCAGGCGGTGTCGGAATGATGTACACCTGTATGATACAGGGGCAGGAGAGCCACTTGTTTTATGAAGTGGACAAATGGTTCATGGAGAGAAAAACAGCATAAGGAGAAACAATTATCAAACAGATTATTTTGATTATTAACCGGCAGAGGTAGTCACTTTCCCTTTATATCCCTGCAGGTTTTACATAAGGAGATGGATTCCGATCAGCAGAGGTGAAACCCACAGCACCTTTTTGGAAATTCCCTCCTGCAATCGCAGCGAGTTAGTATTGCTTCCCATCAAAATCATGGGGAAAGCGGACTGGTAGGCAAGATCACCAGTTGGTGTGATGATGATAAGGAGATTAAGAAACTGATGACAGACAGAGATTATGCAATCAAATCAATGAAAGAAATTACATTCCAGATGGCAAGCCATGCACAGGATTATCTGGAAGTAACGATTGAGAGACACTATACTGATATTAAAGAACTGATGACTAATTATCAGAAACTGATTCTGGAGAACCAGATGGTACTGGAAGAGCTGGAAATGGAGTGCCAGGAGAAGATCAATGAAGATATGGCGTATGCGTTAAGCTATCTTTCGATTTTTAATCATCAGCTCGATGTGGCAAAAATGCACCGGGAGATGAATAATCTGATGATTATCTATGGATTGTCTGATATGATTTACAGAGGTATGACTTTGGTAAAATTCTATGCTCCGAATGGAGTGGTCCTGAGCGAGATTCTTCATTCCTGCTTTTGCAGTCACTATAATAAGACGGATGTGGAAGTGCAGCAGGAACTTGGAATTGGGAGAACTTCTTTTTACAAGATGAAGAAACAGGCACTTGGATATCTGGGATTTTATTTTTATGAAATTGTGGTGCCACAGGCAAAAGATAAAAGATTCAAGCCGTCTTTGGGCGTTGAGGAAGAGTAGGTGAGAAAGATGAGATACGAAGATTCAATGAAAGCGGTAGCAGATCAGATTATGCGAGATCAGAAACGGGCGAAGAAGATTGAGAGTAATCCAGAAGAGTTTCGCTGGTATGATGAATATGCAACATTAAATTTCTTCAAATACATTTGTCTTAATATTGGAAATCTGAGCAATGGCGAAATTGAGAAAATGGTAACCAGATTGAAAAAACTGGATAAGAAAGCAGTTGAAGAACATAAAAAAGGAGCAGTCTGGGTGTTTGATTATGATAAGATGTTTCTTGTGCTACAGGAAAATGAAATTTGCAGAAAAGTCTGCGAAAAGAATAAATACAGAAATTGGATGCAACTGATTGGGAATTACTGCCTGCCGGTAGTATGATATAAAATAAAAAATCCTGTCTTGTAGAAAATGGATTTTGATGATAAGATGAAATTGGGATAGGATATATTTTTGATCTGTCCTGACATTGACCGAGAATGGAGGCGAAGAGGAGCGTGGCGAAGGAAGAAACCGTAAAAACAGAAGAATTGGAAGCACGTTACGAAAGATACAAAGGTATCTTGAAAGACCTTACCATCATGAGCGATGTGTTCATGCGAAATGTATTTAAAAAGCGGGAGTGTACAGAATATGTTTTGCAGGTGATTATGGGAAAAAAGGATCTGAGAATTATTGATCAGGTTCTTCAGAAAGATTATAAGAATTTACAGGGACGTTCCGCAGTGCTGGATTGTGTGGCAAGAGATTCTGACGGAAAGCAGATGGATGTAGAAATCCAGCAGGATAATGAAGGAGCATCGCCCAAACGGGCAAGATATCACAGTGGACTGATGGATATGAATACATTAAATCCAGGACAAGATTTTGATGAACTTCCGGAAAGTTATGTGATTTTTATCACCAGGGACGATGTACTGGGATTTGGACTTCCAATTTATCATGTAAACAGGAAAATCGAAGAGGTCAGTGAGAATTTCAGGGATGAAGCTCATATCATCTATGTAAATTCTAAGAAACAGGAGGATACGGAACTTGGGCGCCTGATGCATGATCTGCATTGCAAGAATGCAGGAGATATGCACAGCAAGATTCTGGCTGATCGAGTACACGAGTTAAAGGAAACACAGAAAGGGGTTGAATTCATGTGCCGTGAAATGGAACAGATTTATAGTGAAGGTATTGAAAGCGGTGAAATGCAAAAAGCAAAAGAAACAACGATTGCCCTTGCAGAGATGGGTTTACCTGCTGATAAGATTGCTAAAGCAGTTAAAATTGGTGTTGATATCGTGCAGAAGTGGATTGATGAAAGCATGAGTGTTGCCCATTAAAAGATGAAAAAGGTTAATAACAGCTGTGGAAATTTCTGCAGCTGTTTCTTTTTTTTATAAGAAAATCGTTCTATAGAACTACTACTTGATTTGCGGCTTCTGTATCTTTCAATTATCCATCGGTATACTAATTTTAGACCGAATTATCGTTCTGAAGGAGGTGTTACGATGGATTTGAAAGCGGTTGGTCAGCGAATCAAGGCTGCAAGAGAAGCAAGGAATCTTACACAGGAAGAACTGGCAGCGCTGGTGAATTTAAGTACCACACATGTCAGTGTGATAGAAAGAGGGTTGAAGGTAACAAAATTGGACACTTTTGTAGCGATTGCCAATGCACTCGATGTTTCGGCAGATTCACTTTTGATTGACGTTGTGACACATTCTGTCACAGGTGTTACCAATGAGTTATCGAAAAAGATAGAGAAATTACCGAAGGCTGAACAGATAAGGATCTTAAATGCGGTCAGAGCTTTGGTAGACTAATAATGAGCAATGAAAATTGAAGGGCATGAAGCTCTTCTTTTTTTGTTTATTTTTATGGAAGTGGTTGTGAAAGTACCTTTTATCAATGTAGAAAACATGATATAGTAGTTCTGAAGAACTATAAATAATTCTTTTTGCGGGAGGGTGGATGAATGAGAGAAAAAACTATTTATGAGAAAATTGCTGAGAAATACAATACAACACCAGAAGAAGTGTATGAAGAAATGCAAAAGGCAATCAATGCTGGATTTGATGATCCTGATCCGGCAGTTCAGGCAGAATGGAAGAATGTAACACTCAAGGGAGACAGACCAACACCGGAAGAAGTTATTGATTATGCGGTGAAGAAATTAAAAGGAAATTAGAATTTATGAAAAAGAAAATTACTGTAATTATTTCAGTTGCAGCTATTTTAATGGTAGCCGCAGGAAGTATTTATGGAAAGACATCATCAGACAGAAAGCAAGGTGATCCAGATGTAGTGGGGAGCTTTGCAATGAACCGAGATGAGAATCTTACGGTTGTTGCTAACCGAGATGAGATTACTGATAGAGAAGCTTTTGCAAAACAGCTTTTGCAGATGTGCAGGGATAATAGTTTTTATTCGATAAAGTTCTCAACAGATCAGGGATATGCCACCAGCTTAGATATGAATGTTTATTCCTGGAAAGAGGATATTGAAAATGGCGAACCGGTTATGCGAGTAGAATACAAACCGATTGAATATGGCGAAGAATATGATATTGTCAATAATCCGGATAAATTTCAGCTTTATGTAGATGGAAAAGAGATAACAGAATAGCTGGTGAACTTTTATGCCAGAAATGTGTACGATTGACAGAATCGTGTGAACTTATAGGGGGTGATTACGGATACATTGTGAACTTAAGCCTGTTACAATGATTATGCTGACGAAAGAAGGCATAGATAATTGAATAATTGATAAGAGACGGAAGCCTCAGTAGTTAAGAAAAAACTACTGGGGCTTTTTTTCGTGCCTGAAATTCGTAGCCAATAACTGCGGGTGCGTCCCGGCAGCTCAAAGGCGGAACAGGCATGAAGCATAACAAGAGTCCGCCTCCTGGATTTGAAACGAGCAATGAGATTTCAAATTCAGGAGGAACGGATATGTATATTGAACATCCATATTTTTATGATGGAAAGTATTACGCAAATGTCGATGGACAGATGATTGAGATTACGAAAGAAGTAGCGTATGCAATGAATAATTTTTACAGGAGCAGCAAAGCGAAAAAGGTCGAGATCAAAAATGAACTTGGCGAAGTGGTGGATAAAATGCTTCGGGAAGTGCCTTATAGTGGTCAGTCGGTAGACGGAGAAGGACTTATGATCGAGGATTTCCCGGATATGAATTGCGACATAGAAAACAGCGTAATTACCAAAATGGAGCAGCAGGATATTCATAAGGTAATTAACCAGCTGAATTCAGAAGAGCGGATGATCGTGTATGGCATCTATTTTGAAAATAAAACACAGTTACAGATGGCGGCAATTATGGGTGTTTCCAGGCAGGTATTGGCTTATAAACTGAAAACAATCCTGAATAAAATGCGAAAAATATATCTGAATAAAACTTTTTAAAAATTTTTCAAAATTTTTTTGCATTCCCTGTTTTCATTTGACTTTAGTAATTAGAGGAACATTAAAGGACTCCTCGAAATGTACCATGATAACTGAATATTCAATAATAACTGACGTAACATTTTATGCAAAGAGCACGAGGAAGATGCCGCCATAGGATCAGAGATAAGGATAATATTTGTCGATGATGCTGCGAAAAAGCACTGACCGAAGCCAGCTGGCAGGCTGGTGATGCGAAGAGTGGTATAAGATGCGATACACTTGCAGGTCCTGAGAAGCCTGTAACTGGTAAACCTATGAACTGCTGGAGCCTGGGAATGAGAGTTTCCGGGTTGTGGTCTGGAGAATGTATCCGGACAGGTTGTTATTCCCTTCCTGCATTGTCAGGAGTAACGATTCGGGGGATCGAGGATAAATAGAATCGAGCGAGCACTGTTTAATAATCAAATTGGCTATAGAGGTTATGCGGCAGAACTTTCTTATTATGAAAGTATTCTGCCGTATTCCTGTGGAGCCAATATAGCGCTATGAATGCTTTGCAAATAGGACAAGAGATTGGAGAGGTGAAAATGACAATACGAAGAGGTGATATCCTGTGGGCAGATCTCGGTATGTTTCCGACATCATCTGTTCAGGGAGGCGTAAGACCAGTGATAGTGATAAGCAACAATAAAGCCAATACATACAGTTCAGTGATAACGGTGGTTCCTTTGACTTCGAGAATTTATAAGAAACGATATTTGCCGACACATGTGTTTATTAGCAAATACGATATGACAGGAATCCATAAAGGAAGTCTGGCACTGGCTGAACAGGTTATGAGTATTTCTACAAAATGTATTATTGAAAAATGCGGAAGAGTAAATAAATGGAGTCTGGATCGGGTGATGAAAGCTGTCCGGATTCAGATGGGAATGGAAGGAGAAGGATATGACAGTAAAAGAATATAGATATTATCTGGAACAGGATTTTAGTGATGTAGATATCAATGAAATGACTGATTTAAAGACGATGAAAGTAGACAGAAATAAGAGTATTAAGGATCGGAGAGAAGCATTTCTGAACAAGGTAGGAAATCCGTATCTTGTTCGGATCGGAAACATGAAAGTAAAAGTCAGATTTGCCAATAATGGGACATCTATGGAGCAGGCATTTGAAAATATGCTTCTGAGTGTCTGAAAAAGTAGTGGAAAGTTAAAGGGAGCTGTGCTAAAATGTCTGCAAGGACAAATTTATGCAGCCCCCTTTTATTACATAGGTTTTCTGACGTAATAAAAGGAGGTAAGATATGTATCAGAATATCAATAAAATCTATCGTGCCGCCATCTATGTCAGATTATCGAAAGAAGATGGCGATGTTTCCAGTTCAGCGAAACTGGAAAGTAACAGCATTTCTAACCAGAAGGCTTTGATTCTGGATTTCCTAAAAGACAAAAAAGATATAGAAGTTGTTTCCGTCCGAGTGGATGATGGCTACTCAGGCTCTAATTTTGAGCGTCCGGCATTCCAGGCAATGTTGGAAGATATCCGGCATGGAATTGTAGACTGTGTAGTTGTAAAAGATTTATCACGATTTGGAAGGGAGTATATTGATTCCGGGAAGTATATCGAGAGATTATTCCCGGCTCTTGGCGTGCGTTTCATTGCCATCAATGACAATTATGATAGTCTTAAGGGAAAAAATCAGTCTGATGAAATTATTATCCCATTTAAAAACTTAATCAACGATGCATATTGTCGTGATATTTCTATTAAGATCAGGAGTAATCTTGAGATAAAGAGAAAAAAGGGCGAGTGCGTAACTCCATTCGTGGCATTTGGATACCGGAAGAAAAAGGAAGACAAGCATAAATTAGAGATTGATCCATCAGCTGGCAGTGTTGTACAGGATATTTTTAAGATGAAATTACAAGGAATGAGTCAGGATGCAATCGCTAATCGTTTAAATGAACTGGGCGTACTTTCTCCATTTGAGCATAAGATCAGCAATGGCAGTCATTATGAAACCGGATTCCGGCAGAAAGAACAGGCTCTTTGGAGTTCTGTTACAGTCCGCAGAATACTGGAAAACGAAGTGTATATTGGAAACCTTGTACAAGGAAAAAGAACGACACCGAACCATAAAGTAAAGCAGTCCTATGTAAAACCAGAAGAAGACTGGATTCGGATTGAAAAAAATCATGAAGCACTTGTAAGTGACCGGGATTTTGAAATTGTTCAGAGACTTCTGGGAATGGATACAAGAACTGCCCCTGATAAAACACAGGTATATTTGTTGTCAGGAATTGCAGTATGTGCAGATTGTGGAGCACCAATGACAAGAAAGGTTTCCACTGTGGCAGGGAAAAAATATGCTTATTATTTATGTTCTACAAATAAAGAAACAAAGCGATGTTCCAGCCATAGAATACCGGAAAAGGATTTGGAAGATGCCGTACTGGTGATGCTGAAACAGCATATTAAGAATATTTTGAATCTAAAAAGAGTGTTGGAGTTTATAGGCACTGTGCCATTTCAGGAAATCAATATGAAAAAATTGCAAGACAGGCTGGAAAAGAAAAAGCAGGAGACAGAACGATGTAAGGAACTTCGCATGATGCTTTATTCGGATATGAAAGAAGGAATTGTATCAAAGGAAGATTATGTTGAACTTCACGCTGCCTACGGAAAAAGACTTAGAAATGCGGAAGAAAATATCCGGGTAATACAGAAGGAAATGGATAAAATGCTTGAAAAGGCGGATAATTCCAATACCTGGCTGGATTATTTTGTGAAATATCAGGATATTGAGAAACTGTCCCGTACAGTAGTGGTAGAACTGATTCGTGAGATTAAGGTGTATGATAAAAAGAACATAGAGATTGTCTTTGATTTTGATGATTGCTATCAGGCACTACTGAAACAGCTCCCGGATATGGGAGTTGATGCCATGATGGATTGTAATAACAATTTACAGGTCAAGGTAAAGGAGGTTGTATAAAATGGCACGAAAAAGTAGAAAAAACATTTCAGAAGTGGTCAGCAGTGCAGCCATCCAGGAAGAAATGAAAAGACCATTCCGGGCAGGGTTATATGCCAGAATCTCTATGGAAACAGAGGAAACCAGAGAGAGGGGAACAATAGACACGCAGGTTGAACTGATGAAAAATTTTGTTGCCGATACAGAAGATATTTCCATTGCAGATGTTTATAAAGATTCTGATTATTCCGGTACGAATTTTGAGCGTCCTGGATTTATGCAGATGATGGAAGACATCAAGCAAGGGAAAATTAACTGTGTGATTGTAAAGGATTTGTCCAGGCTCGGCAGAAATTATGTAGAAACGAGTAATTATATTGAGCGAGTATTTCCGTTCTTTCATGTGCGTTTTCTGGCAGTGACAGATGATTTTGATTCATTCAGAGAAGGAGTAGATCTGACTGTCCCACTAAAGAATATCATCAATGAGTTTTATTCCAAAGATCTTGCAAAGAAGAGCAGAAGTGCAAAAAAAGCACTTTGGAAAGAAGGAAAATTCACCAGTGCTTGTGAGCCATACGGTTACAGAAAGTCAGAAGAGGACAGACATCAGTTAATTGTTGATAAAGAAGCCGCTGAACATTTGAAAAAAATCTTTGCTATGTATATGGATGGATTGAGTTATAGTGATATTGCAAAACAACTCAATAAAGATGGCGTTTTGTCCCCGGTTCTGCAGAGAGAATTTCATAAAACAGGGGAAAAACCGCTTTCAGAGACGAAGCCCTGGAATAATTATGAAGTGAAGCGGGTGCTTCAGGATATCCATTGTACAGGAGATTCAGTATATGGAAAATACCAACAGAGTGTTTTTCAAGGGAACAAGCAGAGAAATTGTCCGGAGAGTGAATGGATCTATGTGGAAAATACACATGAAGGAATCATAGATAAAGCATTATTTCAACAGGTACAGGAAAAAATCCGGGAGTTTACGGAATCATACAAAAACAGGCATCAGCTGAATAATGGCTCTATCCGAAATCAGAATTATTATACAGGAAAGATATGGTGCGGAGGCTGTGGCAACCGTATGATTCTATCAAGAGAAAAATCTGGTACTTTCTATTATATCTGTGGTGCCAATGCGAACCACAAGGCAGGAGGAAATCAGTGCAAAGGTCATAGAGTCAAAAAAGAATATGTGGATGAAGATGTTCTACGTCTGATTCAAGCGCATATGAAAACAGTTCTGGATACAGAAAAAATGATTCGGGAAATGAATACCGCTTCCAGAAATCAGACAAAGTATCAACTTTTGGATAAAGAGGTGGGAAAGCTTCGGAGGGAACTGAGCCGTATTAGTAAGCGGAAAGCTGATTTATATGAGGATTATACAGAACGCCTGATCACAGAAGAGGAGTACCTACAGTTCTCACGTATTTATTCCAATGAAATAGAGAACATCAAGAGCCGTCTGGATACAGTATTGACGGCACAGGTACAGTATTCAAAAGATTATCATATCGAAGAAGGGTGGGGAGATACAATACATACTTATATGTCAAAGCGTAAACTTACGAAAGAAATGGTGGACGCCTTTGTGGATTCGGTTATTATCCATGGTAAGTATGACTATGAAATCAAGCTGGTATATGATGACCAGTTTGCCGAGTTGCAGCAATTAAAGAAAGAGAAGGAGGCACAGTCAAGATGACAGAGAATAGAAAAATAGCTATTTATATCCGTTTATCTATAGAAGACGAAAATGTAGATGGCAGAACAAAAAAGGAAAGTGACAGTGTGACTTCTCAGAGAATCCTGTTGAAATCGTTTGTGATTGAACAGCTGGGTGTTGACGAAACTGATATCCTGGAATATGTGGATGATGGTGTCAGTGGCACACATTTTAAACGCCAGGGTTTTCAACAGCTGCAGGAAGATATGAAAGACGGAAAAATTGGCTGTGTAGTAGTGAAAGATTTTTCAAGATTTGGAAGAGACTATCTGGAAGTTGGATTTTATATTGAATATATTTTTCCACTTCTTCAGATACGGTTTATTTCAATTAATGACAGCTATGATAGTGCGGCAAGCAGTGGGATGACAGGTGGTATGAATGTAGCACTGAAAAATCTGGTATATAATATGTACAGCCTGGATTTATCAAAAAAAATTTCATCTGCTATGCAGACAAGGATGAAGAATGGCACAAGACTTCCGGTAAATGCCAGATATGGGTATAAAAAGGGAAAAGATGGAAGGCTTGAGATTGATCCAGATGCTGCAGAGGTTGTAAAGATGATTTTTCAGATGGCGGCTGAAGGAACGAGCTTTGCTGAAATTACAAGAGAGCTGAACAGGCGGGGAATTGCTACCTGTGATGAACAAAAATTATCAAGAGGAGATCAGGTACAGTTTAGACGGTTTGATACGATCAAAAAGAAACACTGGAGTTCTTCGACAGTAGCTGCAATCATACGGGATGAAATTTATATTGGAACCAGGATTTGGGGAAAGTCACGCTGTAGTATGCACACTGGTCATAAGGCAGTCCTGAATAATGAAGAGGAATGGATTCGATTAGAAAATCATCACCCTTCAATTATTGGCAGAGAATTATTTGAAAAGGCGAATAGGATGCATCCGAAAAAAAACAGAGGCGTTGCAGAAACAAGAACGAATTATACCCTGGAAAGGCGGAAAAAACAGCCTGCGTTGATATTGTGTGGACATTGCGGGCATTGTCTGGTGAGGGAAACAGAACACCTGATGAAATGCTCAGATGGGCGTACCAGTGGTGATCATGTTTGTAGAAGCTTGGTGATTAGGCGTGAGCTAATGGAAAAGAATATACTGGAGCTTGTTCATCAGTTCGCAACGTCCATGTTAGAAAGACGAAATACTGTTGAATCAAAAAAACAGGATAAAGCGAAGGGGACGAATATCGCAGAATTGTTGAAACAGAGCCGACAGCTGTCTTCTGAAAAGTTGAAACTTTACGATGCGTACAAAGATGACCGCATTGACCGGGAAGTGTATAAGCAGAAAGCAGAACAGATAGGAAGACAGCTTGAAGAGATCAGACGAATGGTAGAAGAGTCTGAACATGATGCAAAGATGCTTGAACAGGACGATAGTGCGAAGAAAATGAAATTGGAAGAATTTCTGAATTTGAAAAAATTTGATACAGAGAAGTTACGGGAGATCATCAAGGTTATCCGGGTGTATAGCCAGGAAAACATTGAAATTGAATGGAATTTTGATGATGTATTTCTGAAACAGAGATAAAATGCTCTGGACAAGAGCGATTTTGTGGAAGATAATAAAAGTGCTGGGGAGTATCTGATTGAAATAGACAGGTACTTTCCAGTAAGAAAAATGAAATTTTTTTTGTCCTATACTTGACACATCCACATGTTTGCAGACATGCAGGAACAAGAGTGCTGCCGATAACAGAAGATGTGGCAGAAATGTTTCGAGCAATCATCGAAGACAGGAATGCTCCTAAAGTGGAAAAATCCATTGATGGCTACAGTGGATTCCTTTTCTACGATGACAATGGAATGCCACTTGTGGCAATGCACTGGCAGCACCGATTCAACCACATGGTCGGCAGATACAATGATATCTATCGGGTGCAGATGCCTAATATCACACCTCATGTGTGCAGACACACTTATTGTTCCAATATGGCAAAATCCGGAATGAATCCAAAAGCATTGCAATATTTGATGGGCCACTCAGATATCAGCATAACGCTGAATACATATACGCATGTAAATCTTGAGGATGCCAGAGAAGAAATCGCCAGACTTCGGATTGTGTAATTAGGATTTTTAATTGAAAACAGCAAGGTGTAAAATAGAAAAATATACACCTTATTTTACACCTTTTGTGGACGACATTATGCAAATATAAACAAAGTTATGCCAAAAAGCAAAAATTTACAAAGGCTTACGAAGCCCGAAATACCAAGAAAAACGAAGAAATGCGAGGTTATGCAACAATGATTAAAATACTTTTTATTTGCCACGGCAATATTTGCCGCTCGACTCTTGCTGAGAGCGTATTCACCCACAAAGTAAATTCCCTCGGCCTTGCCCACAATTTTGAAATCGACAGCTTCGCCACCAGCCGCGAGGAGATCGGCAATCCGCCGCACTACGGGACAGTCAATAAACTGCGCGAGGAGCACATTCCGCTCGTGCCGCATCACGCAAAGCAGATTACATGGAAGGATTACGAGCGCGCCGACTACATCATCGGCATGGATACCGCGAATATCCGCAATCTGAACCGGATGCTGAAAAATGATCCGGATGGAAAGGTTTACAAATTTCTTTCCTTCACCGGTTCCGGCCGCGATATTGCGGATCCGTGGTATACGGGAGATTTTGAGGCGACGTACCGCGATGTCGTGGAGGGATGCAACGGCTTTCTGGCGTATCTGCGCCGGGAAGGAAAAATCTGAAAAACAAAAAGCGCCGAAAACAAGGCCAGTGCCCATTTGCAGAGAATGCGGCACTAGCCTTTTAATATAAGAAAATCCTATAGCCACTCCAAAGAATTAGCAATTAGACGTAACCAGACAGATATGGTATGATAACTGCATAGAAAACATAGCGGAATAATAGGAAAACAAAAGCTTTCCTATTTGAAAATTCATTCGATAGAACACGCGAAAGAGGGGCAGAAAATCAATGGCGAATTATGATTATGAGATTGTAAATGGAAGAAAAATCCGCGTAAGACCAAAAGAAACCGTATCGGAGATCGACAAAAACGGCTATTTCCGCAGACAGCCGAATCACTTCACGACTCCGTTCGGCGACGGTGAAAACGATCTGAAGGCAGAAGGTAATAAGAGATACCGTCTCGGCTGGGCAAAGCTGTGCCACTGGTCCAACCGCGCGGCGATCGTAAGAGAGCTGGAGGGCCTGGAAGATCAGATTTCCGTCAATATGGTAGAACATGCCCCGTATGAGAAAAACCTTGGCTGGGAATACGTTTACAATGAAAACACATCGACCCGGTGCTCGGCGATCAGTTCCTCTCTGAGGCGTATTACCGTGCTGATGATGATTACCAGGGAAGAACGACCGTTCCGGCGCTGA